ATGTCGAGCCATTAGGCTAGAGGGTTTGTCTATAAAACGGGTGAATTCTTTAGGGAGGAATAAATCATGTTTTACTATTGTTTCTTCAACAAATGAACCCTGAGGTATTAATCTCTTGGCTTCCTCAATTTTATCATATGCTTCCGCTTTTTTAAGTAGATTAGGAATGGTTTTTCCTCTGGTGTTGCATACCCAACAATGCCAAGGATTATGTCCTTTTTTGTTCTCTGTAAAATTAACCTCTAATTTAGGTTTATGATGTTTACAGAAGGGACAATGGTAAGCATAGTTGCCTCTGGCAGTTTGGTTACCTTTTCCTAAAACGGAATCAACTAGGGTTACTAGTAGATGATTTATCATGTAAGTGAATATACGATGAAAAATTTAGAAATCAAAGTCTGATGTAAAAAATTTTCCTAAAACATTATCATTGTAGTACTCATCAGGTTTTTCCAACACTTCTAGCTGGAAGAGATATTTGGTTTCTAAGTATGTAAGGTGTTTTTTATTAAAACCTATTTCGATAATTTGTTTTTTCAAATTTTTTATCGTAACTTCACCTTTAGTTATTTGGTCCTTTAGATGTTTATTTGAACCATAATATGTTTTCCAATCGCTTTCTTTACTCTCAATTATAGTCAACTTTTTCCTCCCCTTACCGGTTTGTTCTTTAAGTTCGGTTCTTGTGAGTTTTCGTTTGCGATTGTGGTACAACGCTTTTTTACCAACATACTTTTTACCCTCGGGGGTAATTACTACATAAACAAACCCGAATGCTCCAAGGGGGAATTCTGATATGTCTGTAATTTCTTTTTCATTATATAACCAATTCATATTTTTAATTTATTAACTAAATTCAGTTGCTGAAACAGGAGCTAACCCCCAATCATTTGCAGTCCCTCCTCCTCGTTTATAATACTGGAAAGTAACCATCCATGGATCGCCAACGGGTGGAATAAAGGTAGTTGTATCGTGTGCATATAATGAACCTGTTTTTTCGGTTCCACTATTATCATATGCATATTTAAATTGAGTAGTATTTGTAAAGGATTTTCCATTAATTACTAAAAAGTCTCCTGTTGATAAACTACTTGTTAGACTACTTGCAATAGCTAAAACTACATTTGAAGAAGCATCTCCTTGATTAGTATAACTTAGGGTTATATAATTACCTTCAATTTCGTGGCGATAAGCTGTTAAGTTAAAATCACAAATAGCAGGTTGTTCGTTATCTGCAAATGGTTCCCCAGCTATAGTATTAGATATAGAAATAGTTATAACTCCACCCGCAATTACAGCTGAATTAATGTTATATACACTAGTAACTCCTGATTGGTTTCTTACATCTAAAGTACCCCCATATAAAAAAGCATTAGCTACAAATAAAACTGAGTCTGTAGCAACTAAAGTTTTTATAGAAGTTTGAGTTGCAGGATCAGTACCCTGAAATACAAATTCTCCTGATGCTGGAGTATTCCCAGTAGTTCTAATTTTAAATCCTGAAGTAAAATTTCTATTTAATTTATAAGTAACATTATCTGTAGATGTTTCTGTCAATGCTAACCTTCCAGGTTGGAGTTGTTCTACATTTCCACTTGAATCATGAGCTAAAATAAAACTAGGATTATTATTAGTTCCATCGTCTGTAGTAATAGAACTAGTTACAGGGAAATCAGCTGTATTTCCATACCCATATAATCTTAATTGTTTTGAACTTTTTAACTCAAAAGTATCAGTCATAGATGTTCCAGAAGTTGTTTGGAATATCATTTTAGTAGAATGGTTACTCCCAGGAGAAAGATTAGAAGCTGCTTTTACTTGAATTCTAGCTATAGAATTACCTCCAAGTACTGCACTGGCTCTAGTAGTTATCTGACTAATAATATCTCCATTAGCTATGGAATTATCTAATGTATTAAGAAGAATATTAGTTTGGCCTGTACTTGAAGTTATAATTAAAGTGTTATTACTATCATCCCATCTTAAATTTCCAGCTCCTTCAGCATTATCATTTCCATTAAAATAAAGAATTTCTGTATCGGTTCCTGTAATACCTGATATACCTGAGGTACCTGAAGTACCTGTATTACCTGAAGTACCTGAAGTACCAGTTTCACCTGAAGTACCATCTGTTCCATCTGTACCTGAAGTACCTGAAGTACCATCTGTACCTGAAGTACCGTCAGTACCATCTGTACCTGAGGTGCCACTAACTCCCCCTTCATAAGATCCTGAGTAATAAAATTCTCCTGTAGAAGTATCTACTAACAAAACATTATAAGCTGACCCATTTGCATCCTGTACATTAGGATGATATAAACTTCCACTTACATAAGCTGATCCCGTTACTGTAAAAGAACCTGATACAATAATATCATAATCATCTGCTCCAGTAAAAGCATCTACTGATTGAGAAACGTGCCATGAATTTATAGTATAATTTTGATCGATTTGATCATTACCTGCATCAAATATATTTTTTAGTTCTTTTGCCATTTTTATTTATCTATATTAATAAATATCGTAGTATCTGTAGTTTGTGAAGTAGGAAGAGGTTGAGCTAATTTTCCAACTGCTATTAATTCTTGATTATCATTATAAAGTCCTATTGTAGTTACAAAAGGTGAAAAACTAGATCCTGTTACAAAATTAGAATATTGAGCACTTCCCGAATCTAAAATTTTATTTTGACCTTTAACCGAAGATGAAAGTAAACTAGGATTTAATGAATAATTAAATTCATTAGCTCTAATAGTACATTTATATTGAGTTTCAAAAATTTCAAATGAAGAACTAAAGGAACAAGTTATGTCAGTTGAATTAATAAAATTAACTACAAAATTTGTATCTGGGTCTCCATAACTAGCAGTACCATAACTTCCAGTACCATATAAATCTCCTAATTTTTCACTACCATCTCCACTAGGATTCCCAGTACTAGTAATTATAACCATTCCTTGATTATATATAATATTACCACATACTTGATTAGAAGAATTAATTATATTTCCTTCTCCATCATCCGTTATAGATACCCCTCCTGTTTCCATATAAAATGTAGTAGGTTGTATTCTATTTCCATATAATTTAGAAGGAATAGAAACTACTCCTATTTTTCCATTAGGATATGAAAAAGTTGATGTTGCAGTTGGAAAATATTTCCTATAATATAAATCAGTTTGGGGGTAATTCCAATAACTACCTGAAGTAGTATAAGAGTCTCCGTTAGAAGCTGATAAATGTAAATTATTAGAATAATAAAGATTTTTTATAGAATGGTAAACTAACCTAGCATATTCACTACCAACTTCACCTGTAGTAAAATCAATATTAGGGTTAAATAGAGAAGCTGTTGGTTTAAATCCTAAAAGTCTATCAACTCCTCCATTAGATCCAGTTAAAGCAGAAGTTCCTTCAAAATAGAATCCTTTATTTACCTCAAACGGGGTAATTATTATATCTGAAGCTAGGAAGTTTTTGTAAGTACTCATCCATTAGAAATCTAACTTTACTCTAATAAGGGCTTCTTTAGTAAAATCTTTTTTTAGAGGTTTAGATAATTTTGCTACAGCTAATAACTCATTTGCATCATTGTATAATCCTACACTAGTAACAAAACTTTGAGGAGCATTTATAAATTGAGTATAAAGTACTTCACCTGTAGAACCTGATATAAATGAAGGATTATCGGAATAATTAAATTCACTATTTCTTGCTCTAACAAAAACATAATCAGAAGTTATATTTTCTTGACTATTTAAAGTAAAGAATTGAGAAGATGAAATAAAATCAAATAATTTTGCAGGATTCTTGCTATTATTATTACTAGTATTATTAGTAGTTAACGAAATCCCCCCATCAGAAGTACCTAATTGTAAAGCAGAGTCATTTAATATAATTGCCCCAACATCAGGTAAAAATAATCCATATGAACCTGATATGGTCATACCATTTGCTACAGCTCCTGTTGGGGTAGCAGCTGAACCTATAGCACTTCCATTTGAACCTGATACAATTTGAAATACTCTTCCAGCTTCATTAAAAGTTTGGGTAATAACATCATTACTATTATCAGTTAATCTAATGGTATCAGTTCCATCTGAAAGTCTTAGATCCATAGTTCCTGGAAGGAGATTACCCTTATATCTAGATCTATTTACAGATAAAGCATAAAAACTTTGAGTTACGGGAGTTACTCCTCCAAATACAAAACTATTATTTTCATCTCCTAAAACAATATTTTGCCATTGTCCAAATACTGTAGAAGTTGGGGATTTTCCATCAATCCCACTATCAAATAAAGCAGAACCCGAACCTTGAGAATCTCCAAAAGTAATACTATATTGAACTTCAGCACTAGGTAAAATTGAACTAGTTTGATATATATCTAAATAATAAGTACCACTAGCTCCATTTTCTTGTACAGATGAAGTATAAATTGCTGTTAATGTAGGAACATTTCCAGTCCAAGCCCCTGCAGTAATGCTATCAGCACTAATTAAAAAATCTTCTGGGTCTAATCTTTTAAATGACATTTATATTAAGTTGTTGTTTTAGTAATAGTTACAGGAAGAGTAATACGCGCACCACTATCTCTACCTACTAATTGCAATGTAGTATTTAATTGAGTATTAGAACCAAATAATGTATTAACTGTAGTAGCGGTTAAATTTATAGTAGTACCTACAACGGTTTTAGATACATTAGTACCTATAGTTTCTGTAGAATTAAGAGCTTGAACTTGTTCAGTATTCACACCAACTCCATTAAAACTACTTAATACTCTAACATCTGCAATAGTAGCAGTGTATCCATTCTGTTCAAATACTTGATTATTACCTAAATAATTTAAAGTTTGAGGAGTAATAGCTAGTGAAGCACCTTGTTTTAAAGTAATAGCTGCAAATCCTGCATCTAACACAGGCATTTTAGAAGTACCTCTAGGTAAAGTTACTAACTTATATTTTAAATTTTGAGTAGTTTCTGGGAATGCTTCTAATAAAGGCATATTTTCAAGTGCTTGACCATAAAAAGTGCTACCTGAAGGATGAGTTGGATTATAAAGTGTATAATCAATTTCATCGTCACTTAAAGCAAATTGAGTAATTCTAAAAGAACCATCACCTCTAGCTAAAAGTTCTCTACCTTTATTAGTTAAAATAGCATCTACTGTTACTACTGAGTTGTTTAAATATCCCATTGTTTATAAATATGTGTTTATAAATATTGTAATTTTAATTTTCTATTATACCTGCTTGTTTTAAATCAAAAATTAAATTTTCTTGTCTATTTTTTATTGTAGTAGAAGGGTATTGGGGTAAAATTATTCCTTGGAAAGGTTGAGTACTGTTAACATCATTATTTTTTTCAACATTTAAAATCAAATACCCTCCATCAGGTGTTATTCTATAATGAGTAAAATGATTCACTTCAGTATTTTCTTCTACTCGGGGAGTAACAGTTAAAAATAATTTACCTAAATTTCCCGGGGAAACATTTATAATTTTATGAACTTTATTTTTATTAAATTCAAATCTAATTTCATCTCCTTTTTGGAAAGTAAAAGGAGTAATAATATCATTAAAAGTATTACCATCTCCAGAAGGATCAAATGATGCTACGGAACCCTCTAATTGAACCGTATAGGTTCCATCTGCAAAGTTCCCAAATTCTACAGAAGAAGTTAAAATTGAGTAACTTTTTATATTATTAGATACATCACCTGCAAAAGTACTATAATTTGGTTCAAAATAAGGAGCTGTAGTAGCATTTAATCCTATAACACTAACATCTCCTGGGGTGTATTCTTGTATAGCCTTAAATTTTCCTCCTCTAATTTTTATATTATGATAAGATGGTCCTATTTTCCTAATACTAATTCTAAATCTAGTTCCTTCAGTAAAATTACTAAATGGGCCAGTATTTACAAAAGGGTAATAATAGTCTCCATTAAGTTGACCTGTTGTAGGTGATAATACGGGAATATAAAAGTCTTTAATATCTTCTTGAACAAATTCACTCCCATTCCATCTTTCTAATTTTATGTCTCCGGACACCCCACCAGCAATATTATCTAAATCCCACTCAACTTGTATATAAACATTTCCTTCAAACCTCATTCTTGTCCCAGCTACTGTAGTATCTTGGAGAAGTTCATAGTATTGGCTACTTTCAAAATCTATCCATTCATAAGTCCCATTAGATTGGGAAATTGGAATTGCTTCATCAGTATAATTTACTACACGATAATTATATTGTGAAGGGGATGAATCGGGACCAAAATCTTGAGTACCGTCATCATTAACTGTAAATTGTGCAGATACATTTTGAGCATCTGAAACAATATCTTGTCCTTGGATATTGTTAAAGCTCATAGTTGGTATATAGGCTCCAACTGAAGAACCTGTTTCAGTAACAGAAATTAGTTTTAAAGTTCCTACATCATATACAGTTTGAATTCCCGAAAGATTTTGGTTTAACACTGTAGCATTGTCTGCTCTTACTACAACAGTTTTATCTTTTTCAAAATTTTGGGTAGCATCTAATGCTGTAGTTGAACCCTCTGCGGGTTTGGAAGTATTTAATTCTCCATCAACTAAATAAGTAATTTTAAATTGAGTTTTATCAAAAATTTCAGGACCTGTATCTCCTACTTCGTCAAAAACTGCAAAAAAAGTTTGATTTTTTTCAGCTACAGGTAATCCTCCTAGTGCCCCTTTTACTTCTAACCCAGTTAACCCTGGTAATTGGATTTCAAGATCTTGATTCTGACTAGCTTGATTTAGACTAGGGAGTGATGGTGGTTGATTAGGATTAGTAGGCATAATTTATTTTTTAACTTTTTATTTAATTTTGATAAGGAATATTAAAATCCGGAGATGATACTTTACTTCCCTTATACCTCCCATTTACCCATCCCCTATTATAATAATTAGAATCTTGAATTGGGGCTTTTAAAGCAGCACTAGTTTCAATTAAAGATTGATTTACGGGGATTATCCCTCCCGAATAATCTATATCCTGATAAATAGAAGAAAGTCTTGAATTAGTTGCATTATTATAATTATAAGCCAAATTTTCTAATTCTTTTTGTGCACTTAAAGGAGTATCAATAATCCTTCCTATTATATCAACCCCCTGTACTAAATATCCCCCACTTGATGCTTGAGTTGTCCCACCACCAGCTATAGTAAATAAATAACTACTAGGATTGGGATTAGTTCCTTCTAAAGCTACTCTTAAAGTAGCAAAAGTCCCAGGGTTAGCAGGAAGATTATCATCATAAATAGTATTACTTACAGTAAAAGTATATGGAATTCCTTCAGGTTGCACAACAGAACCTAAACTTCCTGCATCAGTAACAGTTAAAGTAAATGTACTTCCTTGTGAAGCACTATTTAAAGTATTTATAAAATTAGGTACGCCTCCTTGAAGAGAAGTACCAAATACTAATTCAATTACATTGGAAGTACTATCTCGTAATACAAAAACACTTCTTGCCATAGTAAATTCATTAGTTGCTGACCATAATCCTAAATAATAATCAAAATTCTCAGGATTATCAAAAATTCGAACGCCATAATTGCTTGATTGAATATATGTATTAGAATATTCTATTTGACTTCCTGTAGGGATATTTCCTAATTCTCCATTTGTAACAAGTAATTTACTTCCACTTAATTCTCCATCATAAAATTCATTTTGAGAAGAATGGACTAAAGTAGTAGAACCACTTATAGTTTGAACAGTTTCATTCCAAATTTGGCTATTATAGGAAGGATTATTATGGAGTGTAGATTGAGAAAAAACAACTTTACATCCCCCAATTTGCTCAGCAGGACTTTCCGCATCATTATCGCTTATAGCAATAGATAAAGATTCACCTGGTAAAATTGTTAAATTCTTTTTTTCTACATTAATAGTTCCTCCTACAGAAACATTTCCTAATGAAGCAGAGAAAATAGCTCCTGCTTTTCTTTTATCCATAAATCTAAAAGAAGAAGTAGTAAATCTTTTATCTGAGAAAATGTGGAATTCACCTTCATCGACATCATTAATAAATACTTCTCCTTCAAAAGAAAAATCAAATTGAATAGGAATATTTGATGTATTTTTAAAAGGATAACGAACTTGTCCTCCACTACCTTCATCATCAATAATAAATCCTCCATCACTTCCACTTATGCCATAACTTCCAATAGGTGTTACACCAAAACTATTAATGACTGTTAAAGTTCCAATATCTCTTCGTATCACATAAGCATTAGCTCCTGTTAAACTAATAAGAGAATTATTAGCAGGAGATTGATTTAGATTAGTAAAAGCACCTGCTTCACCTCCAATAATATTACCTATTGAAGAAGAAGCATACACAGAACCACTATATTCATGTTGGGAACTTTCAACTTGAGCAGGACGTTGTTTATTTCTTTCTAATAAATGTTGTTTAATTACAACTCCCGTCGCTAAACTAGATTTTGCAGGAACAAAATCTTTAATCATTTTAAAGAGAGAATTATCAAAATATTTAATAAGTCTTATATAATCATTCCAATTATAATTTGTATAATACTTACTAAAATAAGAATCTCGTAATTTATCTAACCCAGGATATGAAGTAACGGATTCTGATATTTGTCGGGGATCTCCAATATAATCCCCTATATTAAAGTATCCAAGACTAGAATTTATATCATCATTGATTTCATTTTGGGGAGAAAAAGCAATTTCTACTAAATTTATATCTTTAGTATAACTTCCACTTTCAGGTGTTAAATAATTTTGTTGTATACTTCTTAAAGGAGATAAAGTACTTCCTGAAGGGAAAGAATGGAGTTGGGTTCTTATTTTTTCTGATATTCTATTTTTTATTCCAACTGCAGGTTGGTCATAATAATATACTTCGGTTTGTGATGGGAATGTTACTGAAGAACCTATAGTATATGTACTAGTACTATTACTAAAAGATTGAGTAACATATGAACCTGTTATTTTAGGATGGATTGAATTATAAGTTCCTGATCCTGTATCTATAAGTTCACTTCCAAGGGGAGCTCTAAAAGCTAAATTTTCTGCTGAAGAAGAATAATTACTACCTTCTATTGAATAAGGATTCATAACAAAATCATAAAAAGTATTTTCACTTAGAGAAACGTTATAAAGTCTTAATTCTTGATATGAACCTGTTAACCCATAATAATCATTACTATCTAAAGTAACAGCAGATGAACCATCTTTAGAAGGAAGATATATATTAGTTGAAGCATTCCAATCTAAAGAAGAATCAGAATTAGTAGAAGAAGTAGTATACCCTATCTTAAAACCTTCATTCCCATCATATATTTTACTAGCAGCTTTTAGAGTAAATTCACTACTTCCTGAGGTGATACTAATTCCCCACCAATTTCCATCATAAAAGGGGGCATTAACACTTGTTACTTTTGTTCCATTTGACCAATATGCTAATTCAGCATAATTTCTAGATTGAGAAGTTATTGAACCTGAATATGAACCACTAGCATCCCATGATCCTGTTCTAGAAAGGGTTAGATAAGCATTAACAGATTCTCCTGTATCTGTTATTTTACATACTGTTCTAAAATTTTGTTCATTATCACTAGTAGGAATCTCTGGTTTAAATCTAAATAAGACTTCTTTAGGAGTATTAGTATTCCAATCAGATTTCAACCTAAACCCAGCATCAATTCTATCCGTTGTACTACTTTCAGAAATATAGGTGTAATAATTAAATGTATTTTGAAAATAATCCCAATCATTAGAATTATTTTTATCTTTACCCCCAAATTCAGATATTCTTAAAATAGTATCGGGGATACCATAAATGTTAATTAAAGCTCTTATTCCTTCAACTGTACCTTTGGTTTTAAGGAGATAAGGTAAGTTATGGTAAATGCGTTTATATATTTCTTTATTTACATTATCTAAAACTGTAGGATTATTAGAAGCGCTAATGTATGTCTCTATAACTTCTGACCCAGTTGGAACTAATAACCCACCTCCGGGATTTATTCCGGTTAAAGCAGAAAATAAGTTATCAGAAGTAAAATTATTTTGGTATAGTTGAATTCCCATACCTTTAATAGCATCTGCAACTATATCTTTTGATATACCATAATCTAATCTATTATCAGCATCAAATCTATTTGACAAATCTTTAGTATAAACCCAAATATTATCAAAATGTTGACCTATCATATCCATAAACAAGAATAAAGGTTCATTTCTTGTATCATCTTGAACATATGAAGGTAATGAATTAACAATTCTATCTACATTTTCTAAATCATATATAGAGCCTGAGTTAGTTGCTTGGTCTTCTAACCAAGCTAGTGCCTCCACACTTCCTGTAGATACTAAAGTGTAGGGAGCACTAGTATTATTTTTTGGATATATATCAGAAGACCCAGAAGAATAATACTGGTATTCTTCATATCCATCAAAGTTTTCTATTATTTGAGTTTTAGAATTTTCTAATGATATTATACTAGCTGATACATCAGAATTATTTGTAGTTTCTAATTCTAAAATTTCATCGTCGTATGATTGAATTAAGCTTAATTTATAGTAAAAGTTCCTAACCCTTTGTTCAGCAGAAGAAAAATATATAAAATTATTAAAATCACTATAATCTACATTAACTGTAATACCTTTTTTATTTAAAATTCCTTTTAATTCATTATAAGAAGAAGTTAAAATAGTATTATTTAATTCATTATTATTTACATAAACTGTAGAATTATTAATTACATCCTTACTTTTTAAATTAAAATTAGGACCTTTTAATTTTTTAGCAGGTGGGGGTGGGATAACAACAGGGGCAAAATTTACTTGATAGGAAACTTCTTCAGCAGTTTGAATTACAACCCATAAAGTATCTTTAATATTAAATTGAGATTCTAAAGGTTCGTATAGTTTAATTAAAACTGTATATTGATCTGAAGTAGTATCTATTAATATATTGTTAGCTATAAAAATATTATTATTACCAAAATTAATATAAAAATCTTCAAAGTAAGCAGAGGAATCTAAATTAGATTTAAATTTATTTGTTAATTTTTCTAATTCATCATTTGATATATTATTATTAGCAACCCTTATCTCAGTCCTATCTGAAGAAATTTGTTTAATGTAAAACGGGTTAGATTGAGAAGAAGAAATTTGTGGTTTTAAAAAATTATATATAGCTGTATAAGTACCTTGAGAGTATCCTTCTTTAATTAAGTCTTCTTCAGGATTTACATTTACAGTAGATACACTATTTTTTTTAGTATTATAATCTAAAGTTATTGTAAAATCTTTATAGGAATAATTAATATACTCTAAAATATTATTTTCATTATATATAGAAAATTCTACATTATCCTCCTCAGGATTAAATTGAGAAATAACATCAAAAGATGGAATTAATTTTAAATCCTTATCATCATACCCTTCAGAAATAAAAGGAGTTGATATTTTATTTAATGTAACCTCAGCCATTTTGTATTTGTTGTGCTATTGCAGCATTTGTTTCTTGGGATTTTATTAATTCCGTTTGAGTATCTAATAATTGTGCTCTTAAAGAATCTATTTCTTGAACTAAAGCTTCAATTTCAGTATTAGTTTGTTCGTCCCCCACATACTCTGTACTTTGTTGAATTAAAGTATTATGGGAATTAATCCCGGTTTTAGGTATGTCAAAAAATAATTGGTCATAATAAGTAAAAAATTGCTCAACTGTTATAGTATCTTCTTCTATTTCTATTACAGGAGGTAAAAGTTCATTAAATGATGTATCAATAGTTTTTTGATAATCACTTTTATTGAATACTGTTTTATTTAAATTTACTCTTTGAATCATCCATTTATTACTTTAAAATAATAATCATTATCTAGTACTAAAACTTCGTTATTTATAGGTACTTTAAGCAAAATTTGATAATATCTTTCGGGTTCAAAACCATTCATATATAAATTAAAATAGCTGCTGGTAGCATCAGCACTAATTCTAGTATAGTCATCATTAAAGTCTACAATAAATTCATTACTATCTAAATCTTTTATAGCATAAGATGAAGACTCAGGAAGATAATAATTTGTAGTATAAATTGATGAAGTTTGATAAGTTCTTGAAGGAAAACGAGGACGACAATTAATTTTAAATTTATGAATACTTCCACTCCTAAAAGTTCCAGGATTGTTATCTAAACTAGCTACTAGTTCTGAGGTGTTAATAATAGTAGTTGATGAAGATCCTGTACTAAATGAAAAATCATCCCATTGAAATTGTAATTCGGGAGGATAAATAGTATTAGTATCTATTGAGTAAAATTGAATTTTAGCCTGTTTATATAAACCACCAATTTCGTCATTTTTACTTTGTTTTATAATAAATCCATCATTGTTAAAACCTCCTAAGCTATTTGAAGCACTATACCATGTTTTTATAGTATTAGTGACATCAATATTTAAATCTTTTGTGCTAGTATAATTGTATATTTTAGATTGGGTAACATTCAAACCTAAAGCAGACCCAGTATACCAAGTTCCTCCTCCCTCTACCTCAGAATAAGAACCCGTAGAATATGCTTCAAATCCTGTAGTTGTCCAAGCATCTGATCCTGAATAAGCTTTATACACCCAACTAACTCCATTATCTGTTTCAGGAGAATCTGTAAATCTCCCAGTTCCCATGTTCCAAGAGCCTGATACAGGGTAAATTTCTAATGTAGTATCAGTATTAAGATTTTCTATATTAGATATATAATTTTTTAAATTAACTTGAAAATTAGACCCACTAATTTTATCATCTATAATAGAATTAATTTCATCCTGAGAAAACTGGATGAGATATCTACTTAAATAAGCATCTGTATCAGTAATAGTTTCTATAATGGAATCTAAGCCTGTGTTTCTAGCGGGGTATCTAGAATAGATTGTAGCATCTTTAGTGGGAAATATTTTGTATACTGCCATTTTTTATAGTGTTGTTGCTCTACCTCTAATATCAGTATCAGGGAATTTAACTTCAAAAATTGAGGGGTCTAATGAAGGATATATTACATTATTTAATGTTGCCCCTTTAATATCATAAGCATATTCCGAATAAGAACCCCCATTTTTATTAGTTATATTAATTTGATTTACAGTTTGTACTCCTTCTACTTTATCTAATAAAATATATAAATCTCTTAATAAAATAGGCTGATTAATTTGAGCGTTATTAATATCAAAATAATTCTGGAGGGAAGTAATGCATTTAGATATAACTTCATTTGAATTATAGTTAGGGAGAATTAACAAATCAAAATCAACTCCTATATTAATTATAAAGGCATCTTTTATTCTTATAGAGTCATTAATACTCCTATATTGAGATAAATAAGTTGAAAGATTTTTCTTTAAAGTAGTAGAAGATGTAGTTAATTGTTGGGAAGCATTGTATGCAAGAATATATAAATCTAATATTTTTAATCCTTCTTGAAAATTTAAAGAAGATGCTTTTTGAGGTTCAATGTAAGCTTTTGCTAATACCCCTAACTCAGAAGGCATACTTAGTGCTCTAACTAAATAATCTTCTTGAGTTACAGTTCTTAATTGAGCTCCAAAATTTCCTAAAGAATTATTTCTTATTTCTTCAACAGAATCTCCATCACTCCCTCCTATTGAGGCAGATGGGTTTGTAATCAATACGGAATCATATATATCTTGAGCAATTCCCCCTGTATTATTTACATTACTTTGTTGAAAATTTATAGTAGCAGATACTATATTATTAATAATATTAGAAGAAACATTAGATTCTACTCCACCTCCAACTAAATACCTTACAGTTAAAGTAGTATTAGAAGGAGCAATCCCATAAGTATTAGTATATAAAAAGTTTTGAGGATCAAAAGCTGTTTTAGTTTTGTTTCTAGTATAAGGAAGTCCTATTCCTACATTATTAGGATTAGGGGTTATAACTTCAGTAATATTATTTTCATTATTCCCAGCTCCAAATTGAATACTCAATTGGGTTTTCGATTTAAACCTTGAAACAAATCTTCTAGGAACTTTTTCTAAATTTAAAATATAAGGTACTTCTCCTTGATCATTAGAAGTATTAGGATCTATGTTATTTTTATTTTGAATATATTTAAAAACAGTTTCTTGAGATAAATAAGGAACCTCAGTCCAAGTATTTCCATCACTATCTGTTATATCTAATATTCCAACTATATTAGTGTCATTTATTTCTACAGTAGGATATTTATCTACTTCAGTAAAAGTAAAACTTTCTGTTTTTATAGTAGCAGAAATAGCTTTTCTAGTCTTTTTTAATAAAAATCTATTAACATCATTTCCTGAAATACTGTGTACAAAAACTTCTGTAGGATCTTGAGAAGAAGAAACACTAAAATCAATAGGATCTTGAATTAAAAATTTAGTTGAATTACCTAAAGTAGAAGAAACTGAAGCATTTTCAGAAATTAATAAAGCATAACTATAATCAGGAACATAAGTCCCTGAACCATCATCTATAGCTGGAACTTGTTGGTATATTTCTAGATTAGCTAAAGAGGTTCCTGTTACTTTGGGTTTATATCCCATCATGTAAGCTAATTCATATAAATTAGGTTCTTGGCGAGCATATTGTAAAAAGGTTTCTTGAACCTGATTATCTAAGTAAAAAGATAACACGTCCCCTACATAAGAAGCCATTTCTATAAACATAGAACCAGGGGAATTTTGGCTAAAATCGTTATAAGTTGTAGGGAAATAAGTCTTAGAAAATTCAATAAGACTATTTCTAAGGCTATCAAAATCCCTATTAATATACTTTATATCTTTATTTATACCTTCAGCCATTACAAATTATAATTTATTTCTACTGTATCTTCATTGTTATTAAACACATTATAAGACATAACTACTTTCAAAGTATTATTATTGACATCTTCTAATACTTCTAAATTCTTTAATTTCACTTCAGGAAAAAATAATGACAAATTATCTATAATTCTTTTTTTAACTAAATCAAATGTATTTGAAGTTAATTGTTCAAATAATATATCTTTTAAACCTCCCCCATAATTAGGGTTTAAAGGTCTTTCTCCTAAATTTGTAGTAAAAAATATAATTAAATTAGCTTTAATTTGTTCCTGAGTAGTATAATTTAATTTAAAGGGAACAGATCCTGAAGTAGCAAAAGTGGTAAAAGGATAAGCCAAACCAACAGCATTTCTGGGTTGTTGATCAATAGGAAATATGTTAGTTTGCTTAATTGCCATTATTTATTATTCATTAACCCCATGATTTGGTCCATATTAACCTCACCACTAGGAAGATCAGATCCTGGCATTACTCCTTGGGGGTTAAATGCTTGGGGAACGTTTTGGGAATTAAAAGAAGAAGCCATATCACCTAATATATTTTGATAAGCTGCTCTTTTTTCATTTGAACTCATTGAGGGACCATCAACTACTTTTTGTGGTTGAATACTTTCTACAACTGTTTGTTTTGGAGCACGTACGGCTTCAAGAAGTATATCTTTAATTTCTTCTTGAATAGCCTCTTTAACTGCTTGTTTAATTAATGATTTTAATACGTTTTGTTTCATTATTTATAAATATCTAATTAATTTGCTCTTAAATTATCTCTATCTATCACTAGTTTTAATTCTTGAATCAATATATCAGGTGTACCAGTAAATGACAATTCAGTTTGCAATAAAGTAATTCCATCTTGATTTTGTGCAAGAGCTCTTCTTCTATTAACTGTAGAAGAAAAAGGTACTTCTTCTATTTTAAAAACAAATCCTTTATAAGCAGTATCTATTAGGCTTTGTTCTTCTTCGTCTACATCTTGCTCAATAAAACTTATAATTTCGGGGGATATTGGAATTAATTTTGATTGAACACCTTCTTCATTTTGAACACCTTCTTCATTTACTTCAGAACATTCTAATATAGCAGCATCTAGTGCTTCTATAGTACAAATTAATTCTCTTAAAACATTAGCAAATAATTTAATAGCTACATTTGCAGAAACTAATCCTCCTACTATAGGAACTAGTCTTTGAGCCCCATCCCCTTTAAATTTTGCTTTTTCAATTAATTGTAAAGAACCATCAATAGCGGAGTTAGCTAAAGCAGGGATTGGGAGGGGAACAACAGCACCTGCAGTAATACCCCCTGCTGCTATCCCAGATGCTACGTTAATACCTGTAATAATACCCCTAAGACCCCTTTCTGCTCCTGATAAGTTTTTTGATAGTCTATCTACTTTATTGTAAACTTTGTTTAATTGCTCTGTTATATTATTTCTAGTATTAATAAAATTATCAATTTGAGGTTGTGTAGGACACACCCCTTCTGCAAAATTAGATAGTATTTCTATAATTTTATTAGTATACTTAGCTTTTAATTTACTTACTTCTCTATTAATTGCTTCTACGAGTTTATTTATACTAGGTAATGGAGGTAAATTCTCTAAAATACTTTTAGTATCATCTGAGGGTGGTATTTGACAAAAATCACTAGCCATTATTTAGTAAAATTACGATTTGACTTAGCTCCACCTTGTCCTGATTTGCTTAGAGTAGATTTAACACTATTTAAAGTACCTACTATATTATTAGCTAAAGGAGTTGAAGCAGGTTTATAAGGGGATGGTTCTTTTCCATAAACCGTAAAAAACTGGATTAAACTATTAATCATAGTATTTAGTTGGGTTATAGTTATATCTCCTTTTAAGAGGGGTTCGGTTGCATTTTTATCCCCTAAATATATTTTATCAGAAGATACATAAGTTTCTTTAGAATCTACATTAACTGAATTAACTGCATTTAAATTAATAGATTTATTTGAAGTTAATAAAATATCACTAGTTTTAGTATTAAAAACTAACCTCCCAGAATTAAGAATAATTTGGTTTTCTTGATATTCTTTAATTCCTATAGGAGCAGTAGTATAACTATTATAAGTAGTACTAGAAGCATTTAATAAAGTAGATTGATCTTGTATTAAAGATATAGTTGATTGATCTTCATTTATATCTTCAGTTATAGGTACCCATCCTTCTTCACTAGTATTACTAGGCTGACCATTTCGAATTGTTAAAGAGGGAGTATTATTATTATTACTAATAAAACTTCCTAATCTAATTGAATTTCCCCATCTTCCCTCAATTAAATTATCACCAGCAAAAAACCTTAAGGGGTGGGTATTAATTTGTTCATTAAATCCCTTTCCTAAGTCTATATCAGTTGAATTATCATATACTCTTCTTACATTTTGAGAAGTCCCTCCTTCAGTATTTTGGTAATCTTGTTGAGAATTTTCATTATTAGCTAAAGTAGAATCCGGAAGAGCATTATGATGTTGGCTATTCCACAAATTTATAGGGGGAAGATAATAAGCACTGGTAATATTAGTATTAGTTTGGGTATCTGTAGAAGCTAAAAATACTAAAGAAACTAATTCATTAATTAAAGGATAAAATTTATTGTTAGAAAATAAGGGTTGAGCCGTATTAACTGTTTTTTTAGCTGATGGAAATTGAACTGAATCATAAAATATGGTACCTACACCATTCCATTCTCCATATTCTTCAAAATTAGGATGGGTATCATCTAATATAATATCTATTACTCTAACTGATACTACCTCAGCTGAAGTGTTAGGTTGAAGAGTAGATTGAGGTTCAGTAGTTCTTGTAAGAGCAGAAATACCATAAAATTGCTGAGGCATTACTTTTTATCGTCTTTAAATTTCTTTACTTCATTCAATAACTGTTGTTTTTCATCTTCTGTCATACCAAAATTACCATCATCTGTTCCTTCTTGTTGGACTGCACGTTGGATAATAGTAGCCATTTTGATAAGTTGCTCATCATTTTTAACAGAAATTTCTAAATATTCTTTTAAAAGCGGCACAACTAAAGTAGCATCCCCAATATCTTGAATTAAAGGTTTCAATTCAGATATTAAAGTAGAAATTTGCTCTTCTTTTTTCTTTTGATTAAGATAAATCTCTTCTAAAATATCAGAGAATTTTTTCTTACCAAATATTTTTTTGTCTAACTGCCCCATACTAATAAATATAGAAATTAATCAAAATCTATATACCCATGTTCTTTATAAAAAATAAAATTTTCTTTAAATATATCTCCTAATTGATCTGCAACACGGGTAATATGGGGTGTTTTAACATCTACCATTTCCCTAATATAAAAATAAATAGCTTTTTTATTAAAAATATCTATATTTTCTCTTTTTCTAAAAACCTCTAATATAGCATCTGCAACTTTAGCATCTTTTTCTTTGGGAAAAAGAGTATAAATATTACTAGTACAATAATCTAAATACTCATCTAAAAAATCTGATAGATCATCTTTTTCTGTAGGATTATAATCTAAATCATATGAATAATCTAAATTATGGTGTAATTCTTCAATTGGAGCTTTATCTATTCTTTTTTTATAGTTTTGTGTATTTTGTATAATTAAATATCGCTTAGCGATTGTCCCAAAATATGAGAATGCTTTTGCTCCGCGTGTAGGATCAAATAAATGAATTTTACTTAATAAAAATGTAATTACTTCATGTTGTAGATGTTCAATATTATCCACTTCTGTATAGTAAAATTTAAAAGTATGGATTATATTCTCGGTAAGTTTAAAAAAAGCATAGTGAATATCTTTACGATAGATTTCACTACGCTCTTCGGGGTCACCGCAATTATTATATCTTACTATAGCATCTTCTGTTGCTTGTGTAAAATATTGATTTTTAGTCTTTTTTTTTCTTTTTCTTTTTACTGGTTCGCTCATAATTTTTCTACCCTAAAATTGGATAGAACTCTCTGAAGTTCTTTGATTTGTTCATACATGAACCCTATCTCATCATCACTCTTAAAAATTCCTCGTTCGTCGATCTTTTTAAGCCTTTCATCTGAAAGTTCTATTATTTTACTAAATTGATCTAAATATGTTATATAACCTGCAAGAATATCTTCTTGTTTTTCGTTTTTACGAAGAAGGTTAAAGGTTGTAAACCCGAGGGCTACAACCAATACACCTAATATGCTTATAATAATAATTTCCATTATAGTTTATCAAATAAATCTTTAAGTCCTTTACTTTCAAGTTGTGAAAGTGCTTTGTCTTTTGTCGATTTTTTTGTTTCTTTCGACAATGTAAAATTCTCTTCCTGGGCAGGCACGGGATTTTTAAACTTAGGTAACCACTCACGCTCAAATTCAATTCTTGCTGCCATTAAATCTGCCTGATGAAGAATAAATGGGAGTGAAGTACGTGGTTTTTGTTCGGGCATAAAAGCATGAAGATACTTTTTATTTGCTTCATCATACAAACCGTCATGAGTTTGGATTGCTAGCATCTCATTAAATGAATATTGAACACCATGAGATTGAAGCATAAATAAACCTCTATCAGGAACTGAAGCGAATGGGACTTGTTTATTAAACATGTAATCCTCACCTAATTTTTCCTTCCTCCACTTATCAGTCTGGGGGATGTATGATTCGTTTTCTTCATCACCCATTTTACCTAAATCATGGTTAATAGCAGAGAATACTAATTCTTCTTCCGTGAAAGTAGACATATCAGCTCCTTCAGCACTCCACAACTCTGCTTGTTTGCGAGCGCAACGAACAACTCGATTCACGTGTTCAACATAACCTCCTGGGAAAGCATTATGATATTCTTTTTTATGAGCTGCAGGCATCATCATAATACGGTCCGCATATTTCTCATAAAATTCAAGAAGTTTTTCTTTACGAGGTGACGAGATATAGGTGTTAATATTCTCGCAGAATTCTTCCCAATTGGATTGAATTTGTTCAGCTGTAAGCATTATACTCGGTTTTGTTCGTTAGGAGTTATAGGTTCACGTTCAATTGCAGCCTTAAGTTCCTCAACTAAATCTTCACAAGCTACCTTAGCTTCATTAACTTCTTGTCTATTTCCTCTTCCATTATGGAATTCAATATGTTTTAATTTTGCCTCAAGATTATTGAGTTTTTTCTGGATGTGTTCTCTAAAATACATTTTTTATAGATTTGATTTTGAAGTTACGAACTAGATTTTGAGGAATCAAGGAGTTTTTTAAGGAAAGCACACTTTTCATATTCCTCACCTTTCTCAAAATGTTTTATTGATAAATTTAAAGCATCTTTTAATTTAAAAGTATTTTCTTTTTGTAAAACCTTTAGACAATATTTGTCTTCTGGATTAAATTTAGAGATATAATCCCATGCTCTATTGTAGAGTAAATGTTCTCCTGCAGCTTCGATATCTTTTATATCAAGTTTAGGATCTGCTGATTGAAACATTTGGATTAAACCTTTTTGGTAACTAAGATGGTTATTAATAAGTTTGGAAAACATTCCTAAATAATATCTAGGATGGTTTTCTTCCATATCCTTAATAAATTTAGGTGTAGGGAAATCATTTTCATCCCTATCAGAATTAAAGGTACCAAATATTTTATTAATGTCCATGCCGGACATAAATATAATTAACCTCTAAATTATCAATAGTAGTATTTACAGTCCAATAATTTTTCATGCTACATCCCATTCTATAGCAGCCATTAAATAAGCTGAACCTGTGTCAATGTTGGGATTCTCTCTCAGGATAGCCATTGCTTCTGATCTAACCTCACTTCTTAGCTGGTGGTCATCAGCTTTTGACAAAATCATTTCAACTACATCTTTAGTACGCATAGTATAAGGGTTTTTATTAATGGACATTGTGTAAATATTATTGAAATTGGGGGGAGGTTTTCTTCCTCCCCCCTCAAACAACATGGCAGTGCTCTTATGCTGCGAATTCTTTCGCTACCTCAAAGAGCTTTTGGTTTACATCTAAATCTTGCTTAAAGTTCTTAATCTCACGAGCTTTACGCATCTTAATACCGGAAACATAATCAAAATCTCCTGTAACTACACGCTCTTGTACGAGATTAAACACACTCCACAAATCATTTCCCTCATCTTCCTTACGAACTGGGGTAAGGAATGCATCTAAGTCAATCTTATAAACCTGATCAACTTTCTGGTTTTCTTGAATCTTAAATCGAGTTTCAAGGGCTTTACGAGCCAAATCATACTTTTGATTTTGCGTCAATTCTGTATTCTTGAATCGATTCATACTTTCAACTGTTAATGGCAATTTTTCAACCATTTCATTAATTGTTTCACGCAATGTTTCAAAATCATAACCCATATGGCGGATTTTCATTGAACCAAATTCCTCATCAGCAATTACCAACCCATTTGAACAAACAAATCGGTACATGCCTGCTTGGAACGTAAATGAATTTTTACCATCATGAGAATTAGTCATGATGATTTGAGGCCAAACATTATCACCATCTTTTCCTTCAACCATCAAATCTGGGTGACGGAAAACAAGCATGTGCTTTTGAAAGCCTTTGGTTTGCTTTTTACGAGCAGCAACCTGTTTTGCTTCAATTACTCCCCAACCTAACTCACGCATGTCATTAATCACACGGTTAGTTGGGATGTGAGTATAATGTTCACTCACTTCATTGCTCGCTTTCTCACTGAAAGCAACCGGGCAAACCTC